ATGGCATCAACTGATTCAAATTGAATTTCACCACCAGACCATTCTGTTGCATGTTCTTCCTTCTTACCTGGAATAAGACTTAGCTCGCGCATATTATATTTTTCGACCCATTGTTCTTTGATATAGCTTGCTTCTTCATAGCTAATATCTACGTCAATGGTAATTCGAGCAAATGTTTGACTATCAAACAATTCTTCGTTACGATCAATAGCCTGAGTAAGTGTTAATGTTCTAAACTTAGGAGCATTAGGCCAGGATCTAAAATTTGGCTCTCCGCCATGTTCTAAAACCATACAGCCGCGCTCGTCATCCCAGGCATCTGCGTAGTTGTGCGGGAACGGATTGCCCAAGTAAATAATGTTGCCTTTGCGTTGGCGCTTGTGGAAATGTCCACTAAACACAAGTTCCTGATTAGGAAAGTGTCCAGCGTTAAGTCCACCATGATCCGGCATCTCAACCATAGCGTTCATTTTAAAATGAGGTAGTTCAAAATGTCCAAATACATAGCGACTTTTTAATTTTGACATTTCTTCCCACTCATTGCCAACAAGCCAAGGAATAATAGTCATGTCACCAACTGTTAGGTGTTCGTCAACTAGAACAACATTATCCAAGTGTTTAGCAAATGGTAGTGAATTAATCTCACGCTTCTCGCGATAAGCCAAATCATGATTACCCATGATAATGTACACCTTTTCAAAGTTTTCTGAAAGGTACTTGACATTAGATGTTGTGTAGTTTAGTGTGCTTACATTAACAGTGGATCTGTTGTTGTGCCAATCTCCAAGAAAGATGCATGTTTCGGCACCTTCTTGCCTGGCTTCTTCTACCATCCACTTAATAAAGTTTTCACAGTCATCATTGTGAGCTCGGCTGTTGTTTCTTAAACCAAAATGGATATCTGTAAAGCACACGGCTTTCTTAAAAGGTTGTGTCATAACTGTTATTTTAGCATTTCTGCAAGTTGTTGTCTACAGCGAGTTAGTTCATCTTTGAGATAAAGACGTTTTTTCTTAAGGCTCTCAATGCGAAGATCCTCATAGAGTCCAGTCTTTTCAAGTGTATCAACTTCTTTGTCTAACTTTTCATGCGACTTTTCCAAGTGCATAATATGATGTTTTAAACTTTCTGAATGCATGGCTTATTCCCTTTTTAAGAATGGTTTTAGATCAGGCGGTACCCAACCTAGAGGTTTTAGCACCTTGCCATCGTCACGTTTACGAACCTTGCCTGTATCTTTGTCAATTTTAGCAAAGTTTGTTTTCATAACTTCTTTCCATCCGCCTTCGCCATCAAATCCTGCACTATGAATAGCACCTATTGTAACTACAAGAATATCTTCTAGTGCATCAAGTGTTTCTAATAGATCATTATTGTTAATTGCTTCTTTAAGTTCTTTAAATTCTTCATTGATTAAGTTAACATATAATTTAAATTGATCTTGATTAAACTCGCCTACAGTTTGATCGCAGGCCCGCATAAACTTTTCTTGGTCGCGAAACGGATTAGTCATTTACTGGTTCACTTTCTTCTATAATTAAGTCACCATCTCCGATGGTAGATACTGGTATGTCATCAGTTACAACATCTTTTAAGGCGTTCATTCTTTCCATCTCAGCTTGATATGTCATTGAACTTTCCATTTGGCGTGTCCACGAAGGCGTCTGGCCAGAATCTTGTAAGATGTCGTCGCGTATATCACGTTGACGTTTTTCAATATTCAAAATACGAGTAAAGCTGTTTGTTACTGCGGCAGTATAATAAGCAAAGGGATTCTGTGACTTGCCTTCATCGAACTGCAATGCAATCTGTGTAAGTTGAATAAGAGCTTGACCTCGCATTTCATCAACATAGCTATAACCACGCCAATTGCTACGTAGGCTATAACGTTCGCACAGTTTTAAGAACATGGCACCGAGGCGATTGGTAATTTGTCCATGATCAACACTAAACTCGCCTGTTGTCAAATCACCCGTCCAGTGACTACGCAACACTTCAATCCAGTTACCTTCAGCATCTTGTACAAAATGTTTAAAAGGAGGAAAGTTTACTTTGGATCGATGATCAGCAAGACTTTTGGGATTGTTTTTGCGACCTGGCTCTAATGGAATATGTTCCCATGTCATAACTCTCACTACTAAATCACTCAGTGGAATTTTTTTAGGATCTATTGCAAAATCGTCAGCCTTGGGTTTAGTACTGGCCTTACCATCCCATAATGCAAGTGCTTCCTGATAAACTTGTTGACTCAGCCTTGAGGCTCTGGCTTCTCGGGCCAAGTTAATGGCACCTTCGGGGCATGCTTTAGTTTTGCGATTATGAAAGGTTTTAAGGTCTGATGAAATATAATCATATTGTTGATATTTTTCATCTGCTCTCCAACAATAGGTCATTTTACTGCGATGAATCTCTAATAAAATGTCTTTGTTCTTTAGATAAATTGTTTTTGTTTTTTCTTCCATGTGAATCTCCTTGTTATTAGTTTAACATAATGTATTACTAAACGTCAACGGTTTACGGTAAAGTAGGTACATAACGGAAACGGTAAATACAAGTAGGAGAATCATAATGAAAATCACAGATTTAGCACCTCGTACAATTGCTATTTATGCTGGCCGTTTCCACCCGTTTCATATTGGGCATGGGGATGTGTTCCGCGAGTTGGCCGCTAAATTTGGCATCGCTAATACTTACGTTGCTACAAGTGGTAAGGTTGTGCCAGAGACAAGTCCATTTAGTTTTGCCGAAAAGCTTGTTATGATGCAGGCCGCAGGTATTCCAGTTGACCACGTTGTTGAAGAAACAGTACCATATTCACCAAGAGTAATACCAAGTAAACTGGGTTTAAATCCTGAAAAAGATATTTTGGTATTTGGCGTTGGGCAAAAAGATATGAATGAGGATCCGCGTTTTAGTTTTTCTCCATTGAAGGATGGGACTCCAAGTTATTTCCAACGCTACACTAAAAAGAATTTAATGCCATTCTCAGATAAAAAGAACGCTGACGGCACACGCAGTGGACATGGTTATGTTGTCCCTGTTAAAGATGTAAAGTTTACTATCTTAGGGAAAACAGTAAACAATGCTAGTAAGATTAGAGAATTATATCGTCAAAGTGACGATGAGAACAGATTAAAAATTATTGAAGAACTTTACCCACAAGGGCAACAGTTTTACAAAAAAATCAAACGCATCTTTGATTCAAAGTTAGGAGAATATGGTGGCTAATTTAGCATCTCCAGTAACAATTTCTTTTAAAGCACTTAGTGGCATGGGCACGGATGCTTCAGGTAAAAAGAATGGATATAGTGATCCTCGTTCTACTACCTATGCTGGCGATGCTGAAGTAGTAAGCTGGCCTAGTACTCCTAGAATTAGTCAAAGCATTGATGTAAATTATCAAACCTGGGAATTACAACATACCAATTATCAACCTAGTGCTTTTGGTAACAGATCAGTACCGGTGGTAACAATCACCGGTCCTTGGTTTAGTCGCAATACAGCAGAAGCTGTAAAAACATTAAGGTGTATTCATTTATTAAGAAGTGCAACCAGCATGTTCTACGGTCGTGGTGATTCTAAGAAAGGCACACCGCCACCAATTGGTAGATTAAGTGCTCATGGACTTTATAATAACACTCCAGTGGTTGTTAAAAACTTTCAATATGATTATCCAAACGATGTTGATTATATTACAGCAGAAGTATTTGGAGGCACACAAGCGGTGCCAGTATTGTTTGACATGAGTGTTTCGTTAATTGTTCAAATGAATATGATCGATGCAGTTAAAAATTATACACTTGCTGATTTTGTCAGTGGTACATTATTAGGGGATGGATATATCTGATGGCAACGACTGGTATTAATCAATATTCAAATACTCCTGTAACAGACTTTTATTTAGATGTTGCCAAGTTCCCAACAGCAACAGAGTTGTTAAGAAATAAAACACCAGAATACTTTACAGTAACACCAAGACACCAACACAGGCCCGATTTGTTAAGCTTTGACTTATATGGTAACAGCAACTATTGGTGGGTAATTGCATTGTTAAACAGAAACCAACTTCAAGATCCAGTTAGAGATTTACAAGCTGGAATGGTTATTAGAGTATTATCAAGTAACGACATTAGTGGAGTTATCTAATGGCACAGAAACCAACTTATAATGACAGTGTCGGCTTGCCAGATATTCATTATAACCCTTTACAAAACTATAACAACATTACGTATAACACTAGATTGACCATGATGCCATCTAGTGAATCAACAAAGTCTAGAACTGATAGGTCTTATGATTTTAAAAAAGGCATAACAATGTGGGAAACAGGAGGCACAGGCAGTGTGTTTCTTGAAGAGCTAACAATTGAAACAGTTGGCACAGGTAATGCAACACCCAACTATGCAATGCAGGATTTCCACAAATTTCAAGGGAAGTTAGTTGAACCTCTTGGCGGCAGATTTATCGAAGCTGTTAGTCTGGCAGCAATGGCTCTTGACTATCCTAATAACAGCGATGCTGTTTACCTATTAGAAATTTTCTTTACAGGTTATGATGGCGATGATCAACCGGTTGTTTGTAAATCATGGGAAGATGAAGAATTGGTATTCCGTTGGTATGTTAAACTTTTAAAGTTAAACATGTCCCTAAATTATCAAGGTAGTACGTATGATTTTGAAATGTTCCCAGATTTAGGTACAGCAAAACTATCTGATCATACAAATTTAGAACAAGGTTTTCGCATGGCAGGATATCCTAACAACATTGGCAAGTTCTGTTCTCAGTTAGAAGAAGCTCTAAATAAAAGAGAAGAAGAAAAAGTAAAATCAGGCATTCGTTGTTATCCGCACAAGTATAAAATTTCTGCACATAAAGAAATTGCTAATTTAAAATTTGATCATGGATTTGTCAGTGACCTATCACACTTATGGGGCATGAGGAAAGGCGAGATTCAAGTTGAGACTGGCACAACCATCCAAACATTTATATTAAGTTCAATGCCCAACAGTCAGGAAGTTCTAAAATTTTTACATCGTATTCCTGAAAAGAAAGACTATAACGATACTGATACAAAGCCTGGAACTATACATCTCCCTGCTAAAAATTTCAGTATCATATCAGGTTCCAAGGCCATTGAAAAAGATAAGAAGCCATTGTTTGATAACAAGTATGGTGGTGTTGTTCAAGAGATACACTATTTTATTACAACAAAAGAAGATGCTAAAAACATCATTAGTCCACAAGAATACATGGATGCACAAGATCCTGTCAACAGAGACAAGCGTGTTGATAACTGGATTAAAAAAGGCCTATTAAGAAAAGTGTACAAGTGGATATACACAGGTGAGAACACTGAAGTAGTCAACGCCGACATTAAAATTGATAACCTATGGCGTAATGTTCGTCCATTGTGGATTGATAGTGAAAGCGGTAAACCAATAGCCTCCACTGCATCTTCTAAGACAACAAAAGCAAAACCAGCAGGCAGTCAAAACTCCAAGGCATTAAAATGCGATGAAGTAAGACAAGTAAAACAGCTAGGTGATGGCAAAACACAATATTATGCAGAAGACATTCCTTTTAAGAAAGGTGACAAAGATTCAATATCAACTAAAAAAGGTTGGTGGCCACACATGCCAAAGTATTATCACATGAATACTAGTGTGGATCAAAATAGTCAGCAGGCTTCTGTGTATCAAGAAAGTGCTCAGGAATACAGCATTTACAGGCAGATTGGTAATAATCAGGCCACTGGTGGTAGTGATATGTTTACAATGAATATTGAAGTAGTTGGTGATCCTTATTGGCTATTTCAAATACCAGGCAAGCCAGGTAAACCGCCATGGGAAGAAGATGTTTGGGAATATGAAAAAGAACAGCTAACTGAAGATCAAATGGCAGAGAAAAGAAAGAAAACAGCCAGTCATAATTGGTTACCTTACATTTACTTTGAAGCTGTTGTACCTTCTGTTGATTGGACCGGTGAAGACCTAATGTCTCTTCGCAATGCAGATGCTATTACTGGTATATATTGTTCTAAGAAAGTTGTAAACAAATTTGTAAAAGGAAAGTTTACCACTAATCTCGAATGTTATAGAGAACAGTTATCAAATCCGTGGAGCGGAAAACCTGGAAAAGATTCTGGCAGTGAATCAGCTGGCAAAGGTGATGCCGCAGGTAAAGGACCCAGTAACGCTGGCCCGTTCCCTAGCGCAAATGCAAGTAATACAAGAGCAAGTCAAAACTATCCAGCAAATCCAAGTAATAATGTCCCACCAAGGCCAACAGATTCTAATAACTGGAAAGCACAACAGGTCTGGGATTCTAAATACGCAGGCGGTTGGAATGCTGACGGCACTAGCAAGAAACAAGGCAATTAAATGGAAGTAAATTCATCAGGATATAACCCTTCTGGCAGTTCAAAGCCAACAAATAAAAACTTTGGCATTTATCTTGGTAAGGTAAAGACAAATGTTGATGAAAAAGGTTTGGGCAGATTGCGTGTTTGGATTCCTCAGCTGAGTAACAGCAAAGAAGATGATGATACCAGTTGGTACACGGTTCGCTATTGTCCGCCATTTGCCGGCGCTGGGGATAGTAAAAAAGAAGCACAGGCAAACGATGCTGTAAAATTTCCTCAAACAAATCAAAGCTATGGTATGTGGATGGTTCCACCTGATAAAAACGTACAAGTTATATGTGGCTTTATTAATGGAGAAACACATCAGGGTATCTGGTGGAGTTGTTTACCTCAAGATGGACACACACATGCAATACCTGCGTTAGCCAGTGGCAGCACACACGAAGGCAAAGTACGTCCTTTAGCAGAACGCAATCGTTATAACACAACAGACAAACAAGTAGAAAACAGACCAGAACATCCAATGAGTCATATACTGTCTAAGCAAGGACTAGAAAATGACCTGCGTCGTGGACATATAAATGCCGGGCCTTTTAGAGCCAAAGACAAGAATACAGGCTATGCTTATGGTATACTAACACCAGGCCAACATCAGTTTGTCATGGACGATGGTTCCAATGGTGGCAGCGGTCAGATACGTTTGCGTACAAACAGCGGCAACATGATTATGATGGATAATGATGAAGGTTTTATCTACATGATCAATGCCAATGGTAGTGCATGGCTACAGCTTGACAAAGAAGGTAATGTTGATGTGTATGCTTCAGGAGATATCAGCTTTGCTGCCGAAAAAAGTATCAACTTACATGCTGGTAACAATGTTAACATTGAAGCGGCAAATAATATTAATATGTTGGCCACAAAGAATATTCAAGCGGAAGCGTGTGAAGTATTTAACGCAACTGGCACAACAGGTATGAAGCTGACAAGTAATCAGAATGTAAACATCTTGGCAGACAGCCAAATGAAGCTAACAGGCCAACGCATTGACTTAAATGGTCCACCAGCCGAAGCCGCAGATAAACCAGAAGAAAATTCTTTAATATCCAACAGAGATGTTGGTAAGAGTATTGGCAGTCGCGTACCAGAAGCGGAACCATATGGTGGACATGTAAGCAAAGGTGGCGAACAACCAACTACGCCAATTGGGGTAAGTGATGACAAGCTTGGCCAGCCTAATATCACTCCAGCGCCGTCGAGTTATGAGGATTTGCCACCGCCAACAGACACAAATGCTGTTGATTGTGTACCAGATCCTACACAGAATAGACTAAGCGAGGAAGGATTTACCGCTATGATGAGCCGTGAAGCTTATCGTGGTATGATGTATAGTGATTATCAAGGATACAGCGTTGGATACGGAACTCGTATTGATATTTTTGGTCCAGGTAATCCTGCAAGTAAACTAGATGACAATATTAAACAAGCCCTACTTGCTGGTCCCAGTGAAAAGGAAGCTAGAATGGCATGTCGTCAAATTGTTGATAGACACGTTACGCCACCTATTATCAAAACAATACAAAGCGAAAGTGCAGGTAAAAATGTGTGTATCACACAAGCACAAATTGATGCGCTAATTATGGCAGCATATGGTAATCCAGGCCAAGCAAACACAATGGCCAAACAGCTAGTTCAAAGTGCCGCCAGTCAGTCTGATGGTAAACCAACCAGAGCAGATATTGCTAAAATTTGGGCAAATTCCACATACTCTAACAGTTCAAATCAGCGTGACAGTGAAGCACGTTATGCTATGACTGGCAAACACAATCCAGATAGTCCTAACAAGAGCCCAGAGCAATTAATGCAACAGGGTATGAAATCAGATCAAAATGCTGTACTCAATGGCAAAGCTCGTAATCCACAAACTCCGTGGAGAGGCGGCTTAGGGAATGGTCCTCAAACTGGCAATCGCGTTGAAGCCGCCTACGGCCCACCAACCAGTCAGCAATTTGGCCAATATGAACGCAGTAGCTGGCTGAATACCGGACAAGTTCCATCTGGTTCCAAGCTTACAGCCCAACAATTACAAGACAAGTACGGAGCCCCTAATTGATATAAC